AAAATCAAAACCGTGAGAAAGAAACTCCTCTTTTGTTTTGTGTACGTGTACTTCGTTTTTACCTATTGTCTTGGAACACACAACCCATATTTTCTTGGCATTAAGATGGTCAGTCTCAATATCAATTACGTGTTTCATTAGGTAACCCCAATCCATGATAAGAAGGTTTATCATTAGATTTTTCTATTTTAAACCACTCAGGCTTGTTGCGTTTTTTCCAAGTTGCGAAATCACTTTTTTCAACAACATAGTAGGTACGATACGCTTCAACAGTGTCAGAGCCTTTGCAGTAGTCAGGCATACACTGCGGCGGCGGCGTAAAATCGTCATGTTCTATGTCCACTGGAAACTTCCACAAAGGATGAAGCAACCTACCGGAAGCGTGGTTTTTGTCATAACGATAAGTGTATTCTTTAAGAAGTTGGTCGTAAAGATTCCACAACCAATAATAATTCTCAGAAGACTTACGAACCCAAATAGAAGAAGGATGGTTGATATGTGTAGCTTTGTACAAACCTCGTTCATCAGCAAGCTTGTTACCGTCAAGTAAACGATGCGCTGTTGAAAGAAGCTGTGCAGACTCAAGGATCATTTTAACTACGTGTTTGTCACAGTGCATCTGCGCTGCAAGTATAGGGTCTTCGTCAAGATAGAAGATGTTCATCTAGTGCCTTCCACGATACAGGATAAAGGTTGTTACATTCTATTCTAATACTGTTTGCTATGTATCTAGTTTCTTTTTGTGCGTCATCCTTTGTTCTTAGAGAACACACTCTAGCAAAAGCAGCTAAACTACCACTCCAGTACCATTCTGTGTACATGTTTTGTGGTAAAATCATTCTTGCCATTTCTGGAGCAATTCCTAGATTAATCATATTAGAATAACATTCAGTAACAAATTTCATTAAAGGCGCTGTATTGTAGCGAATAACACCGTCGTTTGACGATCCTTGTTTTTTGTCATCGGCTCGTTTTCTCCAAACGTCAGGGATAAAAAACTCTGGTTTGTCATCAACATATCGCCTTGATACTTCGTTCCAGACCAACCCTACCTGATGTTTGACCAACTGTCTAGCCACAAATACGGGTGCTTTGATGCGAAACTGGAGAAAGCAATGCCCGAATGGCGTCCAGTGATTGTGCTTGGCAAGGTAGTTTATAAGCCGTTCGTCCTTTTCTGTCAAGACGTTTTCTACAGGACCGGCTGGCGTTATCGTTTCCCATTCGGATTCTTTGTTAAAGGAAACTCTTGCAGCGTTGACCACTGTAAGATCAGACCCCATTGAATCAATTAACTCAACCTGCATAGTACTTCACCAAACCATTAAAAAGTAAAGCTGAAGAAACAGAGTTAATAACAATTAAAGCTCTGTCGTTCCAAAGTATACCTACAGTTAGCCAACCAAGTAATCCTATTGTATGTACAAATAGATTAAATGGATACACGTTGTTACTTGTCAGCATCATTCCAAAGATAAGTATAAATGTAGCAATCCATTTAATATACCAATCTATAGTGTGAGTAGGCGTAGCCTTTTTAATACTCATAAATTCTCCATCAAGTTAAGTTCATCAATTTTAAGATTGTAACAAGAAGCTTTTACTGTGTAACCATTATCTTCGTCTACAGTTCCTTTCTTTAAAAATGTTGATTTATTAAAGTATTCTTGTTTAGGCAACCAACCTAATAACCAAATCTTTTTTAAGCTGTAAAGTATTCTAGTGAACACATAAACATCACATTTCTGTTTAGTGTTGTATTCTGCTATTGAGCAATCGTAGTAGCTTAAAGGTTTTACTCTTGTTGTTTTTGTTTTAACATCAATCTTTAATTTACCATTGTTTTTTGTGTTAAGGTAAAAATCATAATCATAAGTGTTGTCTTCAACAACATCATGTTTATTGTTTATAAGATAATCCATAACACAATACTCACCTACATAGCCAGCCTTATTACCTCTGCCTTGAGATATAGAGTTTCTAAGGACTCCTAGTTTATCTGATGCTTTTTGAGCTTTGTCAAGCATATTTTGAGATACGTTCATTTCTATCATCATCATGGAAATATGTCCTAGTAATGGAAGGAGAGGGTTAAGTGTACAATAATCATTAAAATACCTATTAAACACACTAAAAGTTCCGTTTTTGACATGTTTTTACACCTTATTGTACCTTTAATACTCCATAAGAATGGAGTCTTTTCTTAATCGTATAAATCGTCATCGTCTTCGTCTACCATTTTAAGTAGTTTTGAATTAGAGTATCTTTTTGCTGCTGTTTTTTTACGCTTAGATTCTACAACACGTTTCCTGTACAAAGGGTCTTCAAGGTTATGTGCCATGACGCTTCTGCGTGACCCCTTTTTCCGGTCGTTTTGTTTCCGCTGGTACGACATTTTTTCATTTTCCCTCTTGACACGGGTTTCGATAGGGTGTACTTAAACGATTATACTGTTCCTGTCAAGGCCAAAAGGAGAAAAAAAATGGGTAAAATGAGCGATTTACACATAGACTATTCAGAACACATAAGATTATGTTCAAAAAATAATATTGAAAAAGAAGAAGCATGGGTACTATTAGACACAAATATAAAGAATGTTGTATATAAAGAAGATTTTCTAAAAGATTATTCTGAGATTGAAGGTGAAGATAAAATGATTAAAGAAGATGAATAGTACAAATGACTGATCAACGTGAACCTTATTGGGATTACATGGCAAGAAGGTTGCGTGAAGTACGTGATAATACTTTTCTCACAAGAGAGGATTTGTGTAAAAAGGAAATAGCAGAGATGCAAAAACAAGTACACCTATTACAATTAAGAGTTAAAGAGTTAAAAGAGATTGTTGATAGGCAAAGTAAAACCATTAAATCATTGTTACCTTCAATTACAAAAGATTAGTCACTTGTGGAAAGAAAATGTTGAAGTTTGTAAAAGTTGTTTCCTGTTGTTGTGTTTTACTTTTTTCTTTAAATGGATGTATTCACTTGATAGTTCTAAAATCAATGTTCGACATCATAGGAATACACAAACTTAACGAACTAGAAAAAGAAGTAGACAAGCTAAAGGAAAAGAAGAATGATAGTAACACGTGAGTTAGAAGTCATGTACAGGTGCCATGTTTGTGAAGCTAAAGCAGACGTAATAGATGATCATGTTTATTGGTGTTCGACATGCTGGCTAAAAAGGGAAAAGAAAAAAGATAGTCTTAGCCGTATCTCTGATTACGAAAGAGAATCAAACGTAGATTGTGATGAAGGCGGTCAATTTGGTATGGGAGCTTAACGGACCCGTAGTTCAGTTGGTTAGAACGAACCGCTCATAACGGTTATGTCGTAGGTTCAAGTCCTACCGGGTCCACCAAAGCGGGCGTGGCGGAATTGGTAGACGCTACAGACTTAAAATCTGTTGTCGATTAAGGCGTGCGGGTTCAAATCCCGCCGCCCGCACCAAAAAGGAGAAAAGATGAGTTTAGATTGGCGAGTACAAAACTACCTTGAAACTTTAGTAGAACAGTTCATGGAAGAAGGATTGTCTGAAAAAGAAGCTGAAGAAAAAGCTATGGAACGATTGGATCAATCTCAATATGATTACAAATAAAAAAAGCTGCACAAAGAAAAACAAAGTGCAGCTTTAAAGTAATGTTAGGTTCGTATTTCTTATTCTTTGGAAGAGATATACTTCCTTGCTTTAGACATGGCTCTGTTACCAAACCAAAAAGCTATAATAGCAGAAAATATAGCTTGCGTTTCAGAATCCCAAGCTGTCTCTATCGCTACTGTCCAATCAACATTTTGATTAGAGATTAAAGCGTACATGAGTACACCTTTAACACAAATAAACATCATGAAGAAAAGATAAGTAATGACAGGGCGCACAGAACCCCTGAGAGAGTTGATAAAAGCTCCAGAGTCGATAGTTCTATCATGTTCGTATATACTCTTTGTTTCTTGAATGTCTGCTTCAGCGTCAAGTTCTTTAAGTTTCAGTTCTGATAGTTGTGAAGCATACTTAGCTTTAGCTTCAAGCATGTTGAGTTCTTGTTCGTTGGCTTGCTTTTGTTTGAAGTAGCCTAATACTTCAGGTACAATGGACGTACCAAAGCCTACAAGAGTGCCTAGAAGACTGATCATTTCTTCTTATTCATCATAACAGACGCCCCCATATAAGCTCCTACAACGCCCGCCATGCCTATGTAGAACAAAGAGAACAGGTCTGCTAAAGCTTTGATTCTTGAGTCAGGAAAGATCGGTAGAAACACCAACGCTGTAAACACCAGCATAGAGATCAAGGCTATCCACGCCATAGATTTCTGTGCGTCCATCTTTTCAGCGTCAGATGCTGCACGTAGTTCTTCCTCTGTTATTATGCCGTCGTTGTTAAGATCGACATTGTATGTATCTTTAGGTGGATTCATAATTAACCTACCTTATCTTTTATTTTGTTCACAAACTCCCACAGTGCAGTTATTTGTCTGTTTGTAACGTCTTGTTCAGCACGTAACTGCACTAGTGTTTGTTGTTGTGTATTGTTTTGAGTTGATATGCTTTTTACGTTGTTTTGCAGTATCTCTGTGTCTTTTAAAAGACCAGATACTTGTTCTCTTGAGCGAGTAGCCCAAACGATCAACAGTCCTATGAATATAAGTTGATCCCAATGCTCTGTTATAAAATTCATTGCGTACTGAGTAATTCTCTAAGATTATTTTTTTGTTCTTCACTTAAAGCAGAAGGAGGAGTAGTAACAGAAGGAGTAGTAGTAACAGAAGGAGTGGTATAACCATATTCACTTTCTCTATGATCTCTATTTATACCAGTTATTTGAGATGCAATTTCATTAACATCGAATAAAGGTTCCCAAGCAACACTCTCTTCTTCTGTTTTATCAAAATCTCTTAAAGTTTTTAAATGAGCTACGGTAGATAATGTAGCTAATTTACGAGCAAAGTATGCTTTACTATAATCAGAAGGTCTTTGCCTAGTCATTACATCGTGTAACGATCTAGCAAATTTTTCATCTTGTAATATCTCTTGCATAATTAAAAATTTATTATGTCTGTGATGACTTACAGCCATTTCCATAATTAAATATCGTGGAGATAACACACCTCTAGCGATAGCGTGTACTCTTCCTAATAACATAGGTACAGTATATTCAGTAGCTACTGAAGCTAAAGAAGAACCAGTAGGAGATAATTTACCTTTAGTTAAAACACCTAATTCAAAAATATCCTCAATTATCTCTACATGCCTTTCACTAAATAAAGTTTTCATAGATGTACTATTTTTATCTATAAATTCTCTAAAAGATACTATATCAAGATCAGGTTGCAAATTAAAATTAACATTTGATTTTAATTTATCTACATTTACTCCTGCTTGATGTAAAATAGATAAAGCATCTGGATCGCCCCTTCTTACTTGTTTTTCAAAGTTTTTCATATATTCTGGACTAGGCTTTCCTAAAAGTTTAGAAATGTTATTTTTCGCTTGTGTACTAAGACCTGAAAAAAACCTCGCCCAAACATTTTGTGATTTTGAATCTATCATACTTAAATCAGTATAAGGAAAAGCAGCCTCTTGCATTTTTCTTAAAAAGATTGATTTAAGTGAATTTTCAAATTTTGTATATTCTGTTTTATCCAAATGATCTTTCATATGGTTTATTAAAAATTCTGTAGGATTTAAATAAACCATATCATCACTATATTTATTTACACGTAAAGAAGATTTTAAATGTTTTCTTACTTTTTCTAATTGATCTATTATTAATTTTTCAGCTTCTTCTGGTGATCTATCTCTAAGATTTTCAATTAGTTTTGTTTTATATTTTGTTATTATATTATTTTCAAATTCATTATAATCTTTTAAAGACATTGATAAATTTGATCTAGTAATAGAGCTATTGCTTCCTTCTAAAAATACTTCATATATCTCATCACTACTAAGTCGTCCTTGCCTGTTTATTGTGTTAGCTACTATTGAAAGTAAATCTTGACCAGACTTAGATTCGTCTTGATCACCATATCTTACGACTCTTCTTTGATCAACTTCATCTATCATTTTTATAAGTTGACCTC